TGGTGCGGATGAGGTCGACGTTCGGGATAGTTTGTAATGAGGGGTGAGGGGCTCATGAGAGTTGCTCTTTTCAGAAGGTCAGCAGTTTTGGCAGGGATAGCGGCGACGCTGCTCGCTTCGGCGAACAGCTCAGCGGCGCTTCCGTTTAACGACGACATGGTGGATGTCCAGAAGCGCACGGGAGTAATCATGCGCGAGAAGGCTCCTGGCACCGTCGCGGTTGGAATGGCGGAGTACTACGTGGCGAACCGAGAGGACGCTGAGAAGCTTACGAACCCACTCCACGGCGATCCCACATCAACGGCCAACGGCAAGCGGCTCTTCACGGTCAATTGCCAGCCGTGCCACGGTGATATCAGCAAGAAGCCGTATGCACCTGGTCCGGTTGGGGCGAAGGCGCTTCAGGTGCCGCCAGATCTTACCTCAGACATGTACAAGACGCGGACTGAAGGGAGCATCTATGCGACCATTCATTTCGGCATCCGACTCATGCCCGCGCACGGCTGGAAGCTCTCGCCCACAGAGCACTGGGATATCGTCAACTACGTAAAGAACCAGCAGGGTTTACAATAGGGAAGGGAAATCAAGATGTCGCACGTACACACGGTGCCAGTTAATATCGATAAGATCGTTGATGCCGGGCCGATCCCAATCAAGGCAAAGACGTACCTCAACCTATGGGCCCTGGTGTTGATTATCAGATCACTACTTGGTCACGTCAACCAAGACATGATCGACAAATCATGGCAGAGATGGCAACCGGACAACGCATACCTTTACGGTATGGGTTACTAGTAGTTCCAGAAGATAACACGGTTCGCCGTTTAGACTTTTTGGGATTTGCAAAAAAAGATACCCAAGACGAAAATGGAAAGCGTCTATTCTCTAACGCATACACTGTTAGAATTAGCGCTGAAATCTTGCCTAGGGTTCTTGATCAGATCGTCCCTGTAACAGAAACTAACGTCTCGCTCAATAGCCAGCCTACAGAGTTCACAACAATATCGTCATAATACGGAAACCCAAAGAAAACCAACCAACCCTAAGGAGTAAAACAGATGGCTACATATAGCCGGCCAGGAGTCTTCATCAGTGAAGTCGCTCTGCCTCAATCAGTTGAATCTGCTAACAACAGCGCATCTCGTGGTGCTTTTGTTGGTAAGTTTGCAAAGGGTCCAACAACCTCACCAGTTCTTGTAACAAGCTGGTACGAGTTTGTTAAGACTTTTGGTGGACTCTCAGATTCATTCCCAGCAACCTGGGCACTATATACCTTTTTCGCTAACGGCGGACGTCAGGTATACGTAAAGCGTGTTGTAGGAACAGGTGCAGCTTCTGCTACCGTCACACTTCGTGACCGTGCAGCAACACCAGTATCAACACTTACCCTCACAGCAGCTAACGCTGGTGCTTGGGGTAACGACCTTAAAGCAGAAGTAACATCTGCCTCTGCTACCACATTTAACTTAATTATTTCTGACGCATCAGGAGTAGTAGAACAACATAATGATCTAAGCATGTCAAGCACAAGCTCACGTTATGTAGTGTCCTACGTAAACTCAAGTTCAAGCTATGTACTAGTTACAGACCTTAACTCTTCAACTGCTGCTCCAGATGATCAACCAGAAGCAGCTGGACAGAAGATCTTCACCTCAGGTGCAGACGGATCTACCCCAGCACGTGCTGCTTATCAAACAGCCCTAGCAACTTTTGATCCAATCAATAGCCCAATCCTTATCAACAATGCTGATGCAGCTTATGCATTTGCATCAGGTGGTACAACTCAGGATCGTGCAGCAGCTGTGCTTCTACAAGGTGACGTAGCTTCTTATGCTGAAGCTCGTGGAGATGCTTTTGCGATTGTTGATCCTCCTGCAGGACTAACAGCTGCTGAAGCTATTACCTACGCAGCAGACGTTAAGGCAGCTTTTGCAGCATCTGGAGATGGTGGAAACACTGCAACTTACTACCCATGGGTAGCTGTTCCAGATCAACTAAGCGCTGCTACTGCAGCAACTCGCATCCTTCCTCCTGGCCCAGCAGCTATGGGTAAGTTCCTAGACACAGACGCTACTCGCGGAGTGTTTAAGACCCCAGCTGGTTTTGCTACAAAGGTTGCAAGTGCGGTAGCTCTAGAGCGTTCCTTAACCAACGCTGAACTAGACTCACTAAACGTTGCGTCAGCACCAGTAAACGCTATCCGTAATGTTCCTGGAGCAGGAATTGTAATTATGGGTGGACGTACTATGAATAACACCCCAGGTGATCGTTACATTAACGTTCGCCGCTCAATGATTTTCTTAAAGAAAGAACTTACTGATCGCAGTGCGTTTGCAGTCTTTGAGAATAACAGCGAACGTCTCTGGAATCAGATTCGTACCGCTTTGGGTAACTTCCTTCGTGACTACTGGTCACAAGGCGGACTCCGTGGATCAACACCAGCACAAGCGTTTTACGTAAAGTGCGACTCCTCAAATAACAGCCCGGCACAGATTCTTAGCGGCCGAGTAAATATTGAGATTGGTGTAGCCGTAGAGTACCCAGCAGAGTTTATCGTGATCAGCATCGGGCAGATCACCGGAAGCGCTTCGGCGTAAGGAGATAAATAATGGCTAATGCATTTACTAACGTATTGTCTACGTTAGCAACGGATCCAGTCCGTAACTTCCGGTTTTTGGTGGAATTTTTACCTCCTTCCGGAGCAGGAACACCTACTTGGGCTTTTGATGCCAAGATGGGTTTCACTTCTGTATCAGGCTTAACTGTTGCTACAGAAGCAATTCAATACCGTGAAGGTGGCTACAACACAACTGTTCACCAGCTTCCTGGTCAAACCTCATTCAGCCCGGTTACATTTAGCCGCGGTGTGATGCTAGAAAACTCACAAAACTACAAGTGGATGCGTCGTCTGTTCTCAGTGATCAGCTCAGGTGCAACCGCTGGTGTTGGTGCAGATTTCCGTTGCGATATCGATATCAAGGTTCTCAGCCATCCAAATGCTGCAGGACTTACCGTGCAAGATTCAAGCAATGCTTCTAAAGCGGGAGCAAGCGCAGATCCACACGTAGCCCTACGATTCCGCATTTACAATGCATGGATTACTAACCTTTCCTACAGCGGATTGGATGCCGGAGGCAACAGCCTAATGGTTGAAGAAATGACTGTGGTTCACGAAGGTTGGGATGCTACATACGCAACTGACTACACTGCATCAGCAGCCGTATTCAATAACGGCGCTATTCAAGGCTCAGAAAACTCAAATCAGTAACTAACAGAAGGTATATAACATGACGACACAGACTTTAAATGCCGCAGAAAATCCGGCATTGGCAAACAAAATCGCTCAAGCCGTTACAAATGTTCAAGTTGAGGAGACGGTGGGATCGACAGTACCTACTATTACGATCCCATCGCTTCCCGACACAAACATAGATCTTCCAGGTGGATTTTATGATCCTATGGAAGATCAAATGATTACAACAGCTGAGGTTAGAGAACTGACTGGAGCTGACGAAGAAGTGATTGTTAAGATTTCAGAACCTGGGAAAGCTCTTATGACTATCCTAGAAAAAGCTACTGTCTCTATTGGAGGCAAACCAGCGGATAAAGAAACCTTAAATATGCTTCTTGCGGGGGATCGTGAGGCACTGCTTCTTGCTATTCGACGAGTTACTTTTGGTAACGAAGTTGAGTTAGAAACAGTATGCGACCGTTGCCCAGAACTACAAACTTTTGTAATTGACCTTACAAAAGATGTAGAGGTAAAGACATTGGACGACAGGATTAACGATCGTCGTTTTGTTCTAGACCTCAAAGTTGGAAAAGTAAAGGTAGCCCTACCTACAGGGGATACTCAACAGAAGCTAGTAAACGCTCCAAACAAGAATACTGCGGAGCTTGATACCCTTCTATTGAGCAACTGTGTATTAGAAATTAATGATGTCCCAGTATTGGGTCAAGCTCAAATTCGTAACCTTGGTATAAAAGATCGTAGAACAATCCTAGAAGAGATTGCAAAACGCAATCCTGGTCCATTGCTTAGTGAAGTAAAGAAGGCCTGTAGTGCGTGTGGCCAGGAGGTAGAACTGCCATTAACACTGGCAGAGTTGTTTCGTTCATGAAACAAGCTACCAAATGCTCATTGACTCCTATGACATACTAGCTCAATTTTATCCGGGCTGGTCTCTCACAGAGTTACGAAATTTAACGGTACGAGAACGCTTAGTTTTCATATCTAAAGCAGCGGCAAGACCTAAGGTGGTGAATTAGTAAGTGGCTATAGATCCTAAAGGTAACGTGGGTCAAGAGGCTCTTGGTGCAAGTGGCAAAAAAGCTGTTGAAGGAATAGCTAATGCCATGGACAAGGGTCTAGATAGTGCTGTCAAAAAAGCCACAGCTTTAGAAAAACTTTATGAAAAGATCTACACACACGTAGATAAAGCTGTAAAGGTTCAAACTGGGAAAACCTCCAGCACTAACTTAGGACTAGCTCCTATGGGTCCTGGAGCCGTATCTTTACAGAACGGTAATTACGGTCAGGGCGGCGGAGGCATAAGTGCTGGCCGATTAATGATGGGTATAGGCGTAGGTGCTATGGGCATCATGCCAAGCACAATGACAGCCGTAAGTCAAAGACTAGCCGCTGAACAAATTGCTATGTACTCCATGGGTAACCGTGGTGGTGCTCGTGGGGTAATTACTAACGCCAACTCTATGGTTGGTCGTGGAAACATGACCAGTGCCATGGGTCCTACCATGGCTATGGGACAAATTTTGTCTCAAGGTGGTTATGGAACTAACTCACTAAGCACTAAAAATATTATG